ATATTCCAACTAACCTCGACCATGCGGTCCCGAAGATCGGGCTCAATAATAATGTTGAGTTCCTCGAGTAGAGACTCAAGATCGACGGCGCTAGCCTGATTGGCGGTGTGGCGAAGTTCCATAGCCGACACCTTCTCCAAAGCGACAATCAAAGTTCCGAGAGCTTCGAAATCCTTACTCTGCGCAATCGATGAATCCCTTGCGAGGTTCTGATGCACAACCGCGATGGCGCCGCAGATATTCCTGATCTCATGCGACACAGCGCCCACCAGAATGCGCGATCCGGCAAGCAACTGGTGCAGGCTCGACTCTTCCCGGCAGCGCAAGTCTTCTGAAGTGTCAATGACCATCGCGGCCAAGCGCGGGCCCGCACTGGTCCAGTAAGTCGAGAACCAGATGTCGGCGAGAAAGACGTCGCCGTCCGATCGGCGGCCGCGGCTCTGCATAACCGTTCGGAAGGCCTGCCCGTGTGAACTACAAGCCGGAACCGTTGCGAGCGCAGGTAGGTGGTGTCCGATGGGAGTGCCCGATAGAGAGCCGGGCGGGAGCAAGAACAGACGATGAGCCGCGTCATTAGCCAGTAGCACGATGCCGCCGGGGTCAAGAGTGAAAATAGCAGCGGGGCTGCTATCGACTAGGATCTTGAGCTGCTCTTCGGCTTCCCGCCGACGTTGAATTTCAACTTCGATTCGATTCAGATGGTCTTGAGCGAGCCGCCTGCTGCGGCCGACTTCGAATACAAAAAGACCCATACAGAAGAACGCCGCGAAATACAAGATATCCCTGGGAATCGCCGAAATGGGCTGCCAGGGGAATGAGTCGAAAGCTTCCGTCAAAGCCGTGCAGATTATCGCCACAATTGCGATCGCCCAGCGCGGCAGGGTTGAGCCGACTAGAAGCATGGGGAACAGATAGAGAAACCCGAGCGGGATTTCGCGCTCTACCCGCCAATCCGTTATCGCAATGAGCGCGATCATGGCACCGGCGCGCACCAGCACTGCTCCGGGGGTTCCTCTCAGAAGCGGCGAAATCATCGACTCTGTCCGCTCTCATTCTAAGACTTAGTGAATCGACGATTACCGCCCGTTCAACGGCTTTCGGTCCGAAATCCGCCATTCGCGCACTCCATCCGCTTGCGGTGACATATCGTTTCGTTCTCGATCGCGTTTGTTTCTAGTAACTTAACACTGCATTTCGGATAACTTCGGAATACCGTTCTCTAAAGTCGTGGTTGAGAGAGCCGCGCGGGCGGCCGGCAGATTTGCCGAAAGGTATATCCGCTGTCTTAGGTTGACCGGAATAGGGGACGGAATGAGCGGGATCATAGCGACTGACAATCCGGGAAATCACTTCATTACGCGCGAGCACCCGGAGTACCGGGTGCAGAGCCAAACGCGCGCAATGTACCGTGACCTCTACGCCGGTGGCGCTCAATTCAAAGTAAATGCCGCTAACTATCTGATCCGCAGGCACAAGGAGCCGAACGACATCTACTTCGAACGGCTAAGCCGGGTATTCTATGAAAACTATATTGGTTCGATTGTGGACTGGTATACCGCAACGCTATTTCGTCGCGAACCGGTTATCCAGTTTCAAGGCGACAATTCAGCCGGAAAGAATTTCTTTTCCGTTTTTATTGACGATTGCGACCGGGGCCGAACCACCCTGAGCGCGTTTTTTCGCCGTCAGATCACGGAGGCACTGGTCTTCGGGCGCGCCTACACGGCAATCGACTTCCCCCAATCCTCTGGCCCCGCAGTAAGCCGCGCGCACGAAGACGCGGAGGGTTTGTCGCGAGCCTATCTGGTTGACTACTCCGCGGCGGACCTCATTAACTGGTCTTACGACGACAACGGAGTTTTTGACTGGGTTGTACTCCGGACGTCAGCCTTTCGCCAAACTAGCATACACGACGGTAACTGGAACCGCCAAACGAGATGGCTGTATTACGACCGCGAACACTTCGAGCTTTATGTCGGCGCGGACGAGCAAGGCCGGCCAAGTGCTCCACTGCTGGCCGCCTCGGGTCGACATGCGCTAGCCGATCAGAAGAGAGTACCCTTGTTCGAAATGCGAGTAAGCGAGGGGCTCTGGCTAATGAACAAAGCCTCCTTACTCCAGTTGGAACACTTCAATAAGTCAAACGCGCTGGCATGGGCTTTGACAATGGGACTGTTCGCCACGCCGGTCGTATATTCAGATCGCGAATTCGCCCAGATCACGGGCGAGTCCTACTTTATTCAGCTTGGACCCCAAGACAAGTTTGGGTGGACGGAACCCGAGGGTAAGGTCTTTCAAATCGCGGCTGACAATTTAGTCCGGCTACAGGACGAAGTTTATCGTGTCTGCTACATGAACAGCCAAATGACCGGTCAGAAATCAGGAACGCAGCAGAGCGGTCTGAGTAAGGCTTGGGACTTCACGGTAACCGAGGAGATCCTGCGGGCCTATGGCGACGTGGTTAAGGAAGCGATGTCCGCGGTACTGACGGCCATCTCAGAGGTGCGGCAAGACGGTCTTACCGTGGGTATTTCGGGGATGGACGAATTCGACATTCAGGACTTTGCAAGTGAAATCCAGGATGCACAGAACTTATTGAAGCTTGGGATTCCTTCGGCCACGCTGAAGGAGCAGTTGTTCAAGAGAATCGCGTTCAAGTACTTCAGCGATTCGAGGCAGGAGATCAAGTCGAGGATTGCGGACGAGATCGATGCGGCGTTGACGATGGAGAAACCGGAAATCAAGGAGGGCTAAAAGAATGGATGAGCCAAAAGAACAGAACAAAGATCTTGACATCCAGGGGTTAGTACAACGGGCGATCGCTGAGTATGTGCGGCAGGATACCAGCAAGCGAGAGCCGGTACTTAAGGCGGAACTCGTGGAGGAACGCCGACGCCGCGAAGCTTTGGAGAAGCGCCTCAATGTAATGGCCGAAGAGAATCGGAAAAATCGTGAGGTGGCCGACCAGGCAGAGCGAAGCTCAAAGATCAGGAATGAGCTACAGGCGTTGGGCGTCACGAAGCTCGATGTCGCTTACAAGGCTGTCCAGGACGAGATCTTTCGAACGGAAGACGGCCGGCTTGTCGCCAAGACGGACAGCGGAGAGGTTGGTGTGCGCGAGTATCTGGCCGGTTTTGTTCACGACAATCCGGAATTCCTGCCGGCGAGAATCCCCGGTGGCACGGGGTTGTCGGGCGGTTCCCGCACGTCGCAACCGCAAGCCGCGATCACGTTGAACATGATCTCGCCTACGATGAGCCCGGAAGACCGGGAGCGAGTCCGGCAAGAGATCCTTCGGGTCACATCACAGGATAAGTAGGGAAACACTTCACACTTAGCTGCGGGCCGGTATACCGGTAATAACGGGCGGATTGGACGAGCACAGGCCTAATAGCTGGCGGCTCGGGAAAGAACAAGGAGAGATATGGGAGCAATTACCTCAGCAAACGTAGCAAATGCGATCGTAAAACTTGTGGCGGCCGATGCGTTGCCCGCTCTGGTCGGAAACCTGGTAATGGGTAACCTGGTTAATCGGGATTATGAGCCGGTACTGGCTCATGCAGGCGATACGGTGAACGTGCCGATCCCGCCGGTGCTGGTCGCGAATAACCTCGCCGAAGGTGGGAGCGTACAGCCGCAGAATCCAAATCTCGGAAACGCCCAGGTAATACTGAACACGCATGTAGAAGCCACGTTTCAGATTCCGGACGTGACTCGAGTGTTGGCCGTGCCGGACCTGTTAAAGGTCTACATGGAACCCGCGGTGATCGCGATCGCGGAACGTATTGAAACCGACCTATTGAACACTTACGCCGGGTTTACTTTTAATGCGCCGGTGGGAGTTGCAGGTACGGCGATTACTGAAGCGACAATCGATTCGGCGGAAACCGCGCTCTTCTCGGCGAAGGTGCCGCCGAGCGAGCCGAAGTATCTGGTGGTCGATTCAAATACGTATTCGGCCATGCGTCAGATCTCGCGCTTCAGTGAGTTCCAGACCGCTGGGGAGGCCGGTCTCCGCGCCATCATCGAAGGCACCTTCGGGAAGATCAAAGACTTCTTTGTTTTCCGTTCACAATATGTCGAGAAGACGGGGAGTTCACCTTTGAATACTCATAACCTGGCGTTTACCAGGAGCGCGCTCGGTCTGGTTATCCGGCGTTTGCCGCAACCCTTGCCGGGAACCGGAGCTATCGCCGAGTACGCGGAACTGGGCAATTTCGGCATGCGAGTAACCATGAGCTATCAGCCAAATACGCTATCTCAACAGTTCACCGTCGATGTGCTCTATGGATGTGCTGTATTGCGCAATCAGT